GCCATAAATATTGGCTCGAAGGCTACGAAGGTACCGGTACGTATCTTATCAAAAGCAATGACACAGACGTCACGCTCAAGGTTCGTTTCACGACCACTACACCGCTTATTAATGGATCTGTTTCAACGCCATTTGGTTCGAGTATGGCGCTTGCTCGTGGCGCGCTGGTATATTATCGTCAGTCAGAAGACCCACAGGCTGACATTTCTCAGGACGAGGCTATCTTTCAGCAAGAAGTTGACGAAGTCTGGAAACGTTATCGCCGTTCCCGTCCGCAGCGTCGTACCAAAGATCTACACGAAGCCAGCGGTACATACGTTGGCGACACGTCAGATGTAGGGGGCTCATAGGGTGACACGAACCCTTCCAGTTCGTCGTGGTGGGCGTAGTAGCTACGCTGAGTTCAAGGTGATCAATCCCGGCAAGGGGCTTAATACACTTATTTCCGATAATCTTATTGATGACCGCGAAGCTTCTGATCTCGAAAACATCCAGTTTGTCGAAGCTGGCTCGCCTACAAAGGCCTCCGGCTTTAGCCAAGTCGGTAATATTTTAGATAACAAACCACGTGGCCTTGGGTTCTATAACAACGTATCAGGCGGCACCAAGTATGTTTTGACTGTTGACGGCACAAACCTTAAGTATCTGTTTAATACGGCCGTCTGGACGGTTATAGCGGGCGCAGCGTTTGATGCTGCACATTCCATTACCTTTACGCAGGCCCGTAACAAAATGTACATTTGGGATGCTGTAAATGGCGGTGCTGAGCTTAGCGGATTAACATTATCGCGTCCTGGTACTATGCCTCGCGCCGGCTTTTCGATCTACTATGCCAGCTATCACTGTGCGGCCGGCGTCGATACGCAGCCGAATCGTCTTTATATTTCGAAGGTGGATGACTCGTCGGCATTCACAAATGCCAGTGCCACGCTCAATAACAATACTGAAGTACCGGGCGCTACGGTGTTCACCGGATCTGGAGCTAACTTTGTCGACATTGCCAAAGATGATGGTGACAAAATCACCGCGCTTGGCAAATTCCAAGATGCATTGGTTGTCTTCAAAGAACGTTCGATCTACCAAGTAACATTCGATAATACCGGCACACCGGTTGTTGCAGCTGTCACGAAAAGTTATGGCTGCGTTAGTCATCGATCTGTTGACAACTCCGACAATGATCTTATTTTCTTGTCTCGCAATGGCCATTACATCCTTGGCAACGAACCAAACTATTTTAACGTGATTCGCACCAACGAGCTTAGCGCCCGTATTCATCCTACGATCGAGACTATTTCGGCTACTAACCTAAGCTTGGCCGCCGGCATTTTCTATAAGTATGTGTACTACTGCGGTGTTCCAGCCGGCGGTACTGCTGTCAACAACAGCACACTGACGTATGATCGGCGGTTTGGAGCTTTCAGTGTTTGGACGCACGTTAAGCCTGAAGCCTTTGTAGTGGCTATCGATAGCAACAATGTCGAGCATCTGTATTTTACTGCTGCTGACACCCAAAAGGTCTACGAGCTAGATAACTCGTTGTCGACTGACGGCGCACCAATTCCAGCGTCATTCACGACAAAAGCGTACGATCTTGGTGACCTGGATCGGTATAAGCGCTGGATCGATGTGACGCTGTACCTACGGCAACTGGTCGGCTCGCTCAGTATCGATATTATTACCGATAACGGTATTGTCGAGCAGAGTTTCTATATACCCGGATCTGCTACCCGTGGCGGCTTTGGCCGTTTTATGTTCGGCGAACCGCTTATGGGTGGCGATGTTGAAGCTACTGACGATAACACGGTCAGCACCTCGACACTTGGTAGTAACATTCCGTACCGTATGAAGCTCAGCATTAAGTCGCGCACAATCAAGATGCGGTTTAGCAATATAAACAGTAATGAGAATTTTCGGGTACTCGGCTGGAAGTTTGCTTATAGGGCCTATAGCCACTTTACCTTCCCAAGTTCGCTCAAGATCGGTGGTGGCGGACAGTCATCTGAAGACACAACATTTATACTTGGTAATGACGATGGCACGGGCCTGGAGGTAGACTGATGGCTGAGATTGATCTTACAAAAATAGTTGAGCTTAACGAGCATACGACACCTGCCCAGACTGATTGGCTTGTTATTCGTGACAATGCCAGCGGCCATACTAAAAAAGCTTTAGTTCGCAACGTCTTAAAAGCAAGAACCAATGATCTTAAGTTCGTGGTAAGCGCCGACGGAACCGGGGACTACGCGACCATACAGCAAGCACTTGATGCCGTACCGAGCGGTGGTGCGGAGATTGAGGTCCAGCCGGGTTATTACTACATTACAGCCGGCCTTGTGATCAAGAAGGCTGGTACGGTGCTACGTGGCTATGGGCTCAATACGCAGGTTGAAGTAAGCGGTCCGAGCATCACCGACGCTGTGTCCATGGCTACCGACAGCATGGAAGGCATCGAGATACGAGGTTTTTACTTCATCCGTACAAACACGGTTGGTACAGGAACGTGTTTGAACTTTAGTGATACGCCACTTGCTAAAGTCGAAAATATCCGGGCGGATGACTTTGACATCGGCCTTGAAATTATAGATACCGTCAATGTGTCTTTCTACTCAAGCTACGCGAATTGTGCTTTTGTCTGCAACAGCGGCATTGTTATGGGGGGTAACCCTGTTAATGATAACTACTTCTTGAACTTTCGTATTCGTTGTCTGTCTGGAGGCGGCGGTACAGGTATTGATTTGCAAGTTGGTAATGGCAATACGTTTGTGCATATGAACTGTGAGCCAACATCCCCTACGGGTGTTACTGGGCTTTCTGTCGGCGCTGCAACATTTTCTAATACGTTCGTAGGTCTTTACGCCGAAGGCAACGACTTAGGGGTATCTATCGCCGAGGGCTCCACAAACACTGTATTGCTGGGCGGTGAGGTAACGGTTAATACTGAAGATATCCAAGACGACGGTACAAGCACGTGGTTTATGGGTGTGGCTTTAACATCCGGGTACATAAATCAGCTTGGCGATCCTGGGGCAGCGACGGACAACTCCGATACTATGGCCGATATTTTAACCCACATTCCTACTACGCTCGGGACTGGCACTAACCAGAATTATAGGACGCCGACTGATACCGAAATAAAAGCTATCGTTAAAGGTTTGACTCTCATTGCTCAAGAGGCGGGTAAGGTTTACGCTTTTGTCGATCTGACAAACGCAACGAGCATTTTGTCGCTATACGGTTTCACTGTTACAAAAGGCTACGACTCTGTCAGTAAACGACCTTTTGCTTTAGTGCAGGCCGAATTTACGTATCCGGCTAGTTCTAATTACCGGGCATGGGGCAATTATTGGTTTGACCTGTCGCGTCCAATATCGCTTGTTATCGAGGCGCCGCATCCACAGACTGACGGTAACTCAGAATATATTGCACTACGAGATTGGCAGAACGTGCCAGGAGCTATGTATGCTATGTCAAGCACCAACCGTAAAGCTAAAGATTATATGCTTACGGAGATCTCTACGGATGCTTCAGGCGGCACTTTTACTTTGACGTTCCGGAGTCAGACAACTGCCGCGATCGCTTACAATGCGTCACCCGCAACTGTACAAGCAGCCTTGGAGGCGCTTAGCTCCGTGCAGGCCGGCAACGTTGTTGCTACAGGTGATAATGTCAACACTTCGCTGCACTGCTTTGCCAACCTCAAAGGGAGCCTCTATTCATCTGGCAGCCCAACCGATACCATTACTGGGGATGGTACGAGCTTAACTGGCGGCACGTTGACGATCGAGCACGACGCTGATGTGGCCCATAACTACTACAGCATTTTTAATCAGGTGGCTAGTTCGTTCGCGGCGCAAGGGTACGCTCAACTACAGCTGCATGGTTTTGCGGATGTTTCGAGTGGAGTGCCGCGCATCTTTAACGCGATACTGTCCAGAGGCAGTTCAAACAATACAAAGCTTATCGAGGTAGTGCGATCGGCTCTGGAGGCCAATGGTTTCGATGTTGGCACTAAAGATTCTTTTGCAACGCAGGGTTTATATGTAACAGGTGGCCCTACCGGCGGCACGATCACGTTGACGTATAACAGTGTCGCTACCGCCGCGATCACCTACTCCGCGACTCCAGCGACGTTTGCTGCTAATGTACAATCAGCCCTTGAAGCTCATCCAAATATTGGTACGGGAAATGTGGCAGTTACGCTATCGTCGAACAATAATACTGGCGTATCGGCTGCGCTCGTTATTACTTTTAAGGGCGCTCTCTATCATCAAGGATTGACCGCCATTACCGTATCGAGTAATGCTCTCACGGGCGGTACAAGCCCGGCAGCATCCGGTTTAACAGCAGAGGGCACTGCCTTGACGGCCCAGAGTAACACTCAAGGCGATTTAGCCGAGTCCAACGGGACGCCGTTTATGCATCTCGAGTTAAGCAATACGGTTCGTTCTAGCACTACGTTATCTGCTCGTCTGGTTGCAGCATTAGCCAATACCAATTTACCCCAGCTTTCGGCCGCCGCTATGCCAGTCATGGCCGAAGCCGGTCACTCCACGTCACAAGCTCCGCTCGTCAACGGTTCAGGCGCTACTATTGGAACGAGTAACGTAGCAGCTCGATCAGACCATCGTCATCCAGCTACGACCAACACCCCTAGTGCCAGTCAAGTTATAGCTCGAAACGTTGGGAATACTGCATGGAACGCTGTTGATCCGAATGATATTGGAACTAATATGACCAACGTCATACATACTACTGGTGATGAAACGAGGACGGGCATACTAACGCATACCACGAATACGAGTGGTAATGGTCCTCAGATCTACCGTGCTTCCAGCACAACAGGTCAGGAAGCGGTGATCGCGGCCGGACGTGTTAGTGCTACTCCAAATAACACTTCGAATATGGCCGAGATTACTGCAGTTCGTACGGACAGCCCAAGCTCACAAGATACGGCTATGGTATTTAAGAACAGGCGTAGCGGCGCAGCTGCCAGTGAAGTAGGAAGATTTGAGACTGATGCCAGCTTTAGGACGATTGGCACGATAATGCCGGTCCAAGCGACGACTTTAGGCGCTCCGACATACGTCAAAGGCGCTATATATTTTGATACTACCCTCAATAAGCTGCGCGTTGGCGGGGCAACTGGGTGGGAAACCATAACATCAGCGTAGTTATGGTATGATAACAATAACCACATTTTATAACCACAGAGATTTTAGCCCCATGTATACATGTTCAATATCGTAGATTGGTTCAAAGGATTATTCGGCGGCAATAGCGCTAAAAAAGCGTATGATCAGATACCGCAGGCTCAAAAAGATCTAGTCGCTTATAAAGCCGGCGTTGGTGCCGGCGTACCTGGCCGTCCAGAAACGTATGCAACGACTGCTCCAATTGATAACATCCCTGCTAAGTATGTTCCAACCGCTACTGCTCCGGCAGATACCGGTTACGGTGCTTCTGGCGGGGGCGGTGGACGTAGCGGAGGAGGCGGGGGCGGTGGTGCTCCTCGCGGTCCGGCGTTCAATCCAGGGTTCGCTCCTGGAGATATTCAAAATAAGATCAATTCCATTAACGGTGTTTATAACTCAATCTTTGGCAACCTCGACCGCGTTGCATCAGATAAGACTAATTCGACTATCAAGAATTATGGCGATCAAAGTTCTCAGCTTGGTAATGACTTCGCACAAAATGCGCTTCAAACCGCTAATGTATATGGCGGCCGCGGTATTGCAGACAGTTCGTATTACACTAATGCTAAGAATACCGCTAAAGATATTTACGATACCAACGTCAGCAAATTGAAAACTGGTCAGGAAAACGATTTGGCTGCAATTGGCCAGAACCTTACTCAAGCTAAGGCCGGCTACAACTCGACAAAAAGCCAGATTGAAAGTTACGTACCAAAACTTGGCAGTATGACCGCTGCTGATCTTGTATCGCTTGGCCAGAATCTTGATCAGATCTATCGTCAGGCGACAACTGACAGCTCCGGTATTGGTACCACACAGGACTTTCTTGGCAAGCTCAGCGCTATTACGCCGTACCAGCAGACTGGCTCTAACCAGCTCAAAGCTAACCTGGATAAGATTGTAAAGAGTAATACTACCCAGTCCGCTAAAGATTCGATTGCTGCTGGCTTGATCAACTCCACACCTGGTGCGGATAACAATACTTGGATGGATTACTACAAGAAGATTACGCAGGGCGGGGCTGCATAGGTAGCCCCGATGTTTGATTGGTTATTTAATCTCTTTAAACCACAGCAACAGCAGCCAAAGCCATCGGCTCGGCCTATTAACGTTGCCGTCCAAGGCCCTATTGCGAATCGTGTGGCTCTGCCGCAAAACGTACAGACCAGGATCCCACAGGCTCATCAGCCAACCGGTAAAGTACCGGCCAAAACTTTTATTGATATCCTCGCTAACTATGGCAGCCAGTACGCCCAGGGCGTCGGTGGCGCCCTCCAGCAAGGTGTTGGTCGTCCGGCTGATGAGTTAGTCCGTTCGATCTTATCATTCGGCACAGCGGCTCTTGGCAGGCCTCAGCTTAACAATCCTAAGCCAACCGGTATCGAGAGTTTTATTGCTGGTCCGGAGCCGATCAATACCATCCAGACACAGACTGATCAGGTCAAACGAAAGCTTACTGAGGCTGGGCAGCCAGGCATTGCTAAGTTTGCTCCTTTTTTGGCTCCGGTCTTAGCCGGCCTTGACGTTGCTGGCTTCAGCCCTGGCAAAGGCCAAGCGAAAAAAGCGGCCGCAGATGCCGCTAAAGCAGCGCTTAAGAGCGGTTCTAAGCAGGCTATAGAGAATGTCGACAATATGACGGTATCATCTCTTGGCGGTCAGCGTATTGAGAACTTTGCGCAAAAAGCTATCGAAGACGCCTTGAATGCCGGCGATACTGCTGCTGCACAGAAACTTGTGTCGGCCGTTAAGGATCCAGATCTCAAAGCCGGTTTGCAGTCAACGATCGATGCTCTTACTCGGCAGACCCCGAAGGGCAGCGCAGCGGGTCGTACTGGCATGAGCTCGGCTCAGATAGGCCGTCAAGCACCGACGCCAGAATTAGCTGGATCGGATGCAGCGATACCTCAACTAAGAGTATCACCAGGACAGACAACGCAATTACCAAAAAACGCAGCCATAGCCGATGAATTGTTGGCGACAGATAAAGCAGGCCGTACGGCACGAGGTATAGTATTATCGCGACCCAAAACAGAAGACTCTGCCCCAGGGCTCCAAGGTATGTCTCAATCATATGGACAGACTATACAACAAGGTGGCGATAGTGTCAACAACATTCCACCAGAAGTTCCATTAGGCGGTGCTTTTACTGGGAATTCGGGCGGTAAGATTAAAACAACCCGTTTTGCCAGCAAGACCGTACCAGAGAGTCCGTTTGTCGGTCCCGAGGTCAGTAAGATTGTCGAAGAGAGCGCACCAGCTTATATCCAGGGTAACAACAAACAGCAGCTCCGCAGCGCCTTGGGTACAATGCAGGCCAAAGGTATCGATACTCACGCATCAGATATCTATGACAAGATTAAAAGCACTAAAAACGGTTCCATTTTGCCTCAAGACGCAGCAGATGCTTTTGCCGCTGCACAAGCGCTCGAGTTTCGAAACGGTACCGGCGATGCAGCACGCGCCGCTGACATCTACGACACACTGTCTTCTCACTTCACTGCTTCTGGCCAGCTAAGCCAGGTGGCTGCCCTCCTCAAGTCACGGAGTCCGGGTGGTGTGGCCTTTAGTGCTGAACGAGATCTCAAGAAAGCCGGCGTCAATGTTACTGACGATATTCGAAGTACTATCAGCAAGCTCAAAGAGGCCATAACCAAAACCGCTCCGAATAGTGACGAACGTGGCCAGGCTGTTAATGAGCTCGGCAAATACGTAGCCTCCAAGCTGCCGAAGAGTTCGATCGGCAAACGGCTTACTGACGTCTGGCGCGCTGGCCTCCTTACCGGCCCTGTCACCACTACCGGTAACCTCCTCGGTAACTTTAGTTCGGCTCTTGGTAAAAAGGCGATCAGCGATCCTATCGCCGCTCTTGCCGACCGTGCGCAGTCACTATTCACTGGTAAGCGTACAAAGACTTTGACGCTCCGAGGTGCTGCCTCTGGTACTAAGGAAGGCGCAAAACGTGGTGGTACATACCTCAAGACCGGTTATGATGCCCGCAACGTTACTCAGAAATACGATATCCCCAAGACCAACTACGGCAACGGTCCCCTCGGTAAAGTCTTTCACAACTACACACAAGCTATCTACCGCTACCAAGGCGCGCAGGATCAGCCGTTCTACTACAGTGCTTTTAAAAATTCACTGAACGATCAGGCGCTTGCTGCTGCTAAAACAAAAGGACTCAAAGGCGCTGAACGCGCTAAGTTCGTTGATGATTTTGTTAAGAGTCCGGGTGGTGAAGCTGAAAAGCTTGCCGAAGAAAACGCGAACCGTGCAGTCTTTGCCAACGAGACCAAGCTTGGCAAAGCCGCCGCCGGCCTACAGAAAAACCTTGGTCCTGTCGGTACGTTTCTAGTTCCCTTCACCCGCATACCGGCTTCTATTGCTATGCGTGTTCTTGACTCGACTCCGATCGGAACTGCCCGTGAGATTGTTAAACAATTTAACAATATGCGTAAGGGGCTTCCTTATGACCAGCGGGCTATGAGTGAGGCGATCGGTGACGGATCTATCGGTATGATCCTGATCTCTACAGGTTACGCCCTCAGCAAAGCTGGCGACATTACCCTCGGCTACCCCAAAGACCCCAAAGAACAAGAACTCTGGAAACAAGAAGGTAAACAGCCGTATTCGGTTCGCATGGGCGATGAATGGGTGAGTATGAACTATGTTCAGCCATTCGGTACCCTTATGGCTATCGGTGGTCAGTTCAACGCAGCTCAAGAAGAGGGACAAGACTTTTGGAGCTCGTTTGTTTCCTCGGGAGGCGTCGGTGCACAGTCGATTGTTAACCAGTCATTTCTTAAAGGTCTCCAGAGTACAATCAATGCTATTAACGATCCGCAGCGCTATGCCGGTCAGTTTTATGAGCAAACCGCCGGCTCGATCATTCCGAACTTTGTCCGTACTATTGCTCGCGCTACAGACCCCAACCAGCGTCAGGTAGAAGGTGCTGGGCAAGCCTTACAAGCTGGTATTCCTGGTCTTCGCGAAAACCTCCCAACGCAGACAGATACGTTCGGTAACGATCTTCCAGTCAACAGTGACGCCGGTGATCAGGCTATTAACCCATTTCGGCCGTCTGATGTTCGCGCTACCGCTGGTGGCGTGACTAAGGAACTCCGTCGTCTACAAGATACTGGCAATGGCGTACTACCTAACAATATTGTCAGCACTTCACTTGGCAAGGACGTAAAGCTCGATAAAGACCAGATAGACGCCATTACCCGTTATACTGGTCCCAAGGTCCAAACTGCTATTGATGCGGTGATCCGCGATCCCCGATACGAGTCGCTCAGTAATGAGCAAAAAGCAGATCTTCTGACACAGGTTAACCGTGATGTTGTCGGCGCTTACAAAGCTGAGTGGGGCGTCAAGAATAACCTGATCACCCCGGATCAGACAGATCTCACGAAGGCTCAAAAGGCATTGCTCGTCGGTCAGCAAATAGACTGGGTCGGCAATAAGGTCAAATCACTCCAGCCAAAGCCGCCAAAACAAACTAGACAGCCAAGGCAGTCTAAAGCTAGAAAGGTCAGTGCTAGACGAACAGGATCTCGCTCAGGCGGGCGCCAGGCCGCGTCTGCGGGTCCAAAAGTATCTTTCCGGGCGATTAGGGTGGCTAGCGGTAAACCGGCCGTCAGGAGCCTCCAGACACGCCCACGTAAAGTAGCTTCGAAGATCAAGGGTTCTAAGATGCCGAAGCTCGCTACCGCCAAACCGAAGAAGATTAAAGCAGCTGCACTTGCATAAACGAAAGGAATAAACATGTTAGGATTTCAGAACTTTTTCAGCACCGAGCTCAGTAGCGGCATTACTGCTACTGATACGACTATCCCGGTTAATTCTCTACCGGATCCAAGCGAAGGGTATTTAGTAATTGAGCCGGACAGTGGCGGTAATCGTGAGATCATATATTACACGAGCAAAACGAGCAATGCCGTCATCTGTCCTAGCGTAGCAGCCGGCCGTGGTGTCGGCGGTACGTCTGCCAGATCCCATAATACTAATTCGACAGTTAAGATGAATATCGCAGCTGAACACTTTTTGGCGCTTCAGTTGTCTCGCCATATCCAGTACAATGCCGTAGCCGCAACAGAGACCCGCGCTTCAGCAACGTTTGGAGATCTTGCGACGGTCGGCCCGTCTGTTAACGTCGAAATATCCAAAAGCGGTTTATTGCTTATTATGTGGTCCGCCTCTATGAACAACAGCGCAAGCGGTAACTTTACGTCGGCCGCTCCGGCATTGTCTGGTGCCAACACCCTTGCAGCAGGGGCTAGTGGTGAAAACGTTATGAGCTTTAAGTCAGAGTCGAACGCCGGCGACAAGCAGTTTATGCAGTTCGCTTACTTGAGCGGGCTCGTCGAAGGCACGACGACTGTGACCCTGCAGTACGCTGCCACCGGCGGCACGGGCACTTTTTCTAGCCGTAAGCTTTTGGCTCTTCCTCTTCTGTAGGTTTACGTATATATGTAATTTTGAGGCCGCGTACATGAGTTCTGGCCGGCGAGGGCGATACTAACAGTTCGCCCTCGTGTTCGTTGACGGTGTATGTGTCCTGGTAGCCTTGGATTGAAGTGCTCAGAAGTTTCTTGCAGTCCGGGGGGATTGGGTAGGCGGTTACTCCTTGACGTAGGTCAGCGGAGCCTGCTACGACTTCCTGGCGGCACCATATGCATGTACCATGCGGCTGGAAACGTGCATGGCCGTACCATTCCCGGTAATGCAGCCCGAGCTTGCACGAGAGGCTACAAAACAATGTTTTTATCTTAAGAAGGTATTTCATCTTATTTGATGTCTACGATCTTTTGCGCCAACCCTCGAGCCTGCGACAGCTTTACGTTTTGTACTGATTCGCTGCCTTCGGTTTTGGCGGTCATGACAGATACGGCTTGGTTAAAGACTTCCGGGTCGTCAAAGTCCTTGGCACCCACGGTTTTTGCTAAGACCTTTTCGCGTTCATACCTGGTATCTGCTGCAGCTTTTTGCCCGATATAACTGGCCACCATCTTATCAACCAAAGCGTTGGCCGCCCCGATTTCATTCGGTACCTTTACGCCCAAGACTGCTGCCAGACGCTTTACCACACCATCGACAAATGCCTTACGTTCATCCGCTGCAGCTTTCTGACCTTCAAAATCTTTATTCTTCTTGTCGATATTGATCACTGCCTGATTCACATCCGCCTGAGTTGGCGAGTGATCCGGATTGACGCCAGCCGCATTGAGCAACTGATCTACCATTGTTTCGTAATTCATACTTCCTCCTTTACCTGGAACTATTCTTAAAATACAGTTGAGTAGCGCAAAGCTATGGTTGACCTGTCCCGGCGGACTGCCGACTTTATCGTTAGCGTTATACCAATTCTGGTCAATCGAGACCCACCCGCCAGCGGTCCTTAGAATAATAATACCGGTATGGCCATAGCGTCCGCGATTTTCCACGAACACATCCCCAGGTTCTACCTGCATCCCCTGCGTGTAACGAATACGCTGAACACTTGGCGGCAATGCACAGGTAGCCAGATTAATCGCGTTTCCTGGCGGCATCCAACCCGTAAAGGTATCAAAGTAGGCGTTTATGAAATCTTTGCACTGTGCGCCATACCAGCCATCCGTGTCGACACCCAAAAAGTTCGATATGCTACGTGCAAACCGGCTCTGCTTCCAGCCACCGAGGGCCCAATCGACTCGAAGATCACTCATAGCCCTATTCTACCGTTTAATCCATTACGGTAAATCCAGGACCGCGCTGTAACTCTTCCTTCTGCCCTGTGGTGAGGTGGGTGAGACTCAGAGCGTCTTGTAACCAATCGGCCATATCGTGGTCGCCACAGTCGGGGTGGTTACCGTTATATTCACAGGCCGTGGCTCTAAGCTCTTTGGGCAACTCTTTTACGAAAGGCTTGCACGCTTCGCTGCAGTAAGAACAAAACCCTCCTGGGCTTAGAGACTGTCTCTTCACACCACGATTCCAAGCTTCCATCTCGGCATCGGTAGCCCGAGCATAGTCCATCACTTACCTTCTCTTTTTTTAAACGGCATAATGCTGAATAAGTCAGATGCTTCGACTATTAAGGGTTCGTCGTGGTTAAAGTGGTTTTCTTTGAAGTACTGCTTTAGCTCAGTTTGGGCGTCAGCTTCTGCCCAATACTCGATGATCTTGTATTCAAATGCTACCCGTAAAAGCTGTATGCCAAATTCGGTTTTATCCAAAATATATGCTGTATAGATTTGTTTGTCTGACATGTTACTGATTCTCTCTTTCTTTATTAAGCTGGGCGATGCGCTCCTTAAAGGCCCTTAACTGCCCACTCACCGTACCCTCGAGCCGTATAGTCTGTAATTCGTTTATCCTGGCTTCAAGCTCTTTCTGATGGATAAAGCGAGACAGAGTTGCCTTTAGATCGTTCGTAGTTACCAAGTTATATTGCGTTGTAAGAATGTTGTCTAATTGTTCTTCTAGCTCATCCATAGACTGCTCTTCTTTTTTATTTAGTGTGTGATTCATCGCTTCCTCCCGTCAAAACCACCTACAGCCGCTATTGCCCCTAACACTGAGACGAGTACGACAACCACAATCCCGGCTAGCGGTACAAGAGTGAGCCACCAGGGCTCCACCTGTATCAGTCCAAAGCCTCTTAAAAAGGGCAGGGTAATACTAAATACTACGAATAATAAAACTCCTACGATAAACATCTAAACCCCCTTTACTGCTTTGTTCCTTTTAAGTTTTCAAAAAACGCATGACAATACGCACAATACGAGTTCAGATGGTCATGCGGATTCCAGCTAACCATGTCCCCTACGGGACAATACACAAAGGCTTCGCCAGAGTCCGTATGCCCGCGGAAATGCCGTGCCAGCAGATGTCGATACGTTCTATGGTTCTTCGGCACAATATAGTGCGTACGGCGGAACGTGGCGAGTAATCTGCTGGCTAGAATATCCATCATATCAACCTCGCTGCTCCATATATTCTTTCCAAGCACCTTGCAGTTCCATGAATGCCGCACTGCTGCCACCTTTATCAGGGTGTACCTTGTGCAGTAATCGCTTGTATGCGCCTTCTACAACTTCGTGACTCGCCACCGGCTGCACTTCGAGTATGTCATACCATGGCCGTACGGTAGGTGGTGGTGTAATAATCGCGTTGGCTGGCAGCTCCTTAAAGCCGCCAAGGCTGGTCTTTACGATTTCCGCTCCACCCCACCGTTCCAGCCCTCGGAGCGCCTCTATAGACTTCTCAATGGCTCGCATGTTTTCCCAAAAGTATACATAGCGGTCAATCGCCATACAGTGCCGTTCACCGTTATAGTCGAAGTATACCGCGATTCCAGTGTCTTCGGCTGTTTGGCGGGTGTTGGGTATACCATTGCGTGCTGCCCGTAGATTGCTGGTGATCACAACTTCCTCGGCTCCGAGCTGCTGCAATTGGTAGTAGACACCGCGTTCGGCTTCCTGAAGCGTTGCTTTGAACTGCGAATAACGCGGTGTTTCGGTCCGGGGACGCCCGGCGGGCCACTGGAGGGGATTAGATCTCATGTCTTTGACTCTTTCTTGCTCTTGATCGATTTATGCTGTTCTTTGATGGCGGCTTCAAGCAGCTGGGTCGCGGCCGTGGTCGGACGGACATCGGCTTCTTCGGCAATCTCTGTTAGCTTTTCATCGTAATCCGAATCCAAACGGATTAGGTACGGTTTACTGCTTTTCGGTTTCTTGATGTTGATCATGTGTCTTTATGATATCAAAATGCTTAGTGTTCTGCTATCTTTTGTATCATACATTCCTCGCAAATGCATAAAGTAGTAAGCCGGTCACAACAGCTATCCAAAGATCTAACTCTAGAAGCATAGCAATTGCCAGCCCACAGACGCCGACGCTAAACGCTTGTTGTCTTGTCATCGCCACCACCAAAGCGTTTTTTAAGCTTGCCGGCAGAATAACCACGCCAGAACGCTTGGAGCAGATCAGAACGAACGCCTTCGTTTTCGGTATTAGCTTCTTGATAGTCGTGCCGTAAGTGCGTTTTAAGATTGAAAATGCGGTCCTTTTTGTCTCGCCGGATTGTAAAGGTTCCGAAATTGCTACGTCCGTCCACCGTCATACCCATGTAGATGATCGCTTCTACCTTATCGCTATAATTGCTGATGCGTCCATTGTCCGGTGTTTTTTCGCCTTTTTTGAAATTGCGCATCCAGCCTTCCGAACATAAGTATGCTGCAACCGTATACTCACTAGCCGGCTGTTCACCGCCGAACTTGATGCCGGCAAGGCTCATGATCTGGTACTTTTTCTCATCAAACTCTTCGTCAGCTAGCACTACAACGGTCATTTCGAGCTTTTGGTATTGTGAGCTGCGGCCGAATAGCAGCAACGTTGGGTAATAGCCCTTTTGTTTATTATCTTTAAAGTATTCACGCAGATACTCCAGATTAAGATCCAGCAGGCCGTTAAACTCTTTATTGCTTATGATCATCTCGTCCATGCAGGGCAATCTCCTCGGCTTTTTTCATCTTATTTTTAAAGTCCGGGTCTGACTCTTCAGCGGCTCGGCGAATTGCCATGAGTGTGCTGTCCATAGAGACGAGGGCATCGTCGAAGCGGTGCATCATTCTGCTGATTCGCTGCCAGGTATTTCGTATAACCCAGGCATTAAGCACAAAGCCAAGAAAGGCAATAACCGTCCAAAATAAGTCTCCTGATACCGCACAAATGATCGCGGTATTAAATACCAGTAAACAGGAGCCGGCCCCAAAGGCTATATTGACAATATCTATCTTGAGCACGGGCCAGATTCTCGGTATTGGTTTGTATGGATCAACGGTTTCAGTTTTTGGCTTTTTGTCGAATCGTTTTTTGAAAAGTCCCATGACTACCCTTTCGTACTACCCGGTCGAAAAACAATTTGATATTTAGTCCCAACACTACCAGCATAACTGCAGTCAACGCCCACACGCCATAAGCGACGCAGACAATTAGCAAGAAAGCAGACACCACTAGGTTGCTAAGTGGTAACAGTCCGTTCATGATCATTAAAACGGAATCCCGCTGAGATCAATCGGCTTATCGAGATCGTCGTCTCTTACCTGAGTGTTTGACGCCCCTACGGCAGTACCGCCGGTCCACTCCTCGGCCTTTTCGATTTGCTCACGGTAGTATTGGCTCAAGCTCTCGAACACTTCCATATCCGGCTCCATGATGTCAAAAAACGTATTAGGGTTGAAAGGCTGCGGCTTGTTGTCCGCTTCGTCAAGGCCGATCAATGCCGAAATAACCGCATAAGTATTACCGCTATTTTCGCTGCTCTTGTGTCCGATTTGCATACGGCAATACTTACCGACTAATGTTTCGCAGTCGAAGTTGTCGTCAGGCTCGCTTCCAAACCATGCTTCAAGATGCTGTGCCAGCTTTGCGCGCTTACTGATGCTCAGGGTGTATTCTTGGTGGATCTGGTGTGGGGATCCATCGTCGCGCCTTACCTTGTCGCTTAGAAGCTCCCAGCTGACTATTATTTTTTGTACGGATCCGCTCTCAATCCCTTTAAATACTTTGGGTTGCGTACCGATGTACAGGACTCGGAAACACCTGGCGATGTATAGACCAGCTGGTGCGATTTCAAAGTCGCTGCCGGTTCGTTTTGCGATTGCGTGGCTCATGGTTACCTTTCGTTGTTTTACTGTCTTTATGATATCACATTGCTAAGCAAATTGATAGCATTATATAAGATTCGGAACGAAGTCTGGAAATATTTGTTGAGCCGAAATACCGCCGGGGAATGGTCCGTCGAGCGGATCTTCCAGCCTAAGCGTATTGTGGTCCATCGTGAGCATACAGGTGGCCTCCGGACTGCCGATACGCACACCGAACCGGTTACGGTTTTTCTCGACGGTCACGAACAGTACGTCCTGCGTATCCTGCTTCTGACCAACCATCAGGACAATATCGGCATCCTGTGCAATGTAGCTTGAGCCACGCAGATCGTCGATCGTGCTGAGTTGTTTGCTATCGCCTTTCCTGGTGTGTGAAATCAGCATTATCGGGATTCCGTGTCGTATGGCATTTTTCTTAAATTCCTTGGTAATGCGTCCGAGATCTTCTGAAACGTTTTGCAGTTCGCGGGTAAAGTAGTGTAGGTGGTCGATTACGACCAGCTCGGCGCCGAATTGTTTGACCGCGTTGGCTATCAGGCCATCGATCGACTGCCAGTCCAGCTCATCGCTTTTTTGGAAGGCCACGTGGACTGAAATATCGTCGGCGTTACTGCCTGAAATCCTCTGTATACGCGATCCAAGTTCGGCGTGGGTCATTTCCAGTGTCACAAACAAAACGTTGCTTCCAGCGGCTGCTACGCGGCTGGTGATATTACAAGCCAGCAGTGTCTTGCCTTGGCTCGTCGCCCCGCCGATCACAGTCAATTCACCGGGTGCCAAGCCCATCGTGAATTTGTCCAGCGTTTGCAGTTCTGTTTTGAGGCCTACTGGCTTATTCCAGTTTCGTTGACGTTCTTCGATCTCATCCTGGTAATCGATCATCATGTTGATCTCATGCTGCTTGCTAAGCTTATCAGCTTGTCGCGACGTCAGCCCGACAAGATGGTCCAGCGCATGATCGCGTTCGCCCGGCCCGAGATTGTCGAGCCAGTTTTCGACTTGTTTGAGTTTCATTGTTCGTAGTCCTCCAGCCTTCGTTGGCCTTTTTTCAACTTACTGAGATATTCAATGCTTTCGTCGATGTAGGTGTTAAGCATAACCGTCGTGTTTTTGTTCTCCTGCGGCGACAGCGGGCCGTGTTCAGCCCACCATTCACACTCCCGAGTCAGGTTTTGGATATTTGTGATAGTCTCGTGGATCGCCTGATGGGTCCGCCACTGATTCAGTGATTCATCAGGGAGGCGTCGGTGCAGTGGTTCGTGTTGTGACTCCGGATAGGTGTCAAACGGGTCTGGCTGCATAACGGGCCTGAATTTGGTCGTAGAATGCGTCTTTGGAATTTGTCGGCTGATCATCAATTTCAAGGAAACGCAGAATATTGTCGTTGCTTGATTGTTTAGGGTTGCCTTGCAAAAGGAAGTCTACGGTCTGATGTTTTTTGCCCTCTCCGCTAAACCAGGCGTCCTGTGCGAGGTTCTTAGCCGCGATTAGTATCTCGCTCTGCGTATAGCTTTTTAGCCGCTTACGCAGGCTCTCAACGCGTAATTCAGGCTTTTCTAGGGGTCGAGCCAGTGGTCCCTTAACTGTTTTATGCAGTTCTGCAATCAGTTGCAAGAGGTATTGCTTATCTGTTGATTTACTTACAACGGGCCGCCGCTTGTCTGTATCGTGAGCGCTTTGATTATCGCTTCGCGATGATCCTGTTAATGAAAGCTGGTTTTGGTCCAATGCGTTAGCATTACTTTTTTTATATATTTTTTTATTTGTTTTATTAGTATTTATTTTAGTGCGTACGTTATCCACGCGTACGTTTTGCACGCGTGGTCGTTCGTAAAGTACAGCATCGTCTTGTGCAAATGTACCATCGCTTTTATGGGTTTTTCCGCGAATCAAATAACCAGCGTCTTCGAGCTCGCGCAGTGCGCCGAGTATCGATCGCTGGCCTTCTTTCAGCTGGCTCATGAGCCCTCTATAATTGATTTTCCATTCGTCGGGCTGAGCCATGATGTAAGTCCATAGTCCTTTCGCTTTGAGTGACAAGTTTGGGTCATTCAAAGCGAAGTTGCTTATCGTTGTGTAGTTCGCGTTTTTTTCGGTTCGGATGATCATTATTGTTCGCCCTCCCACATGTGATCTGTTTCAATCATAGCCACATGATCTATATTAACTAGACTTCGACCATTTAGTGTTTCGATCCATACAAACTTTTTATCGAGACTCGGATCTGTGATTTTTTTAGCCTCATCGATGCTTGTTCTAAAGTAATTATCGTTGTCGAAGGTGACAGTCACCTCTGAATATTTATTGTTTTGTTCTTGGTCCATATAACAAAAAGCCCCTTCCGGTGGGAAGGGAGGGTTTGCTCTTTGTTTCGCCCGTAGGCTTAACGATCCAGGTCGCAATAGTTCTATTGTAGCATACGAGAAAACAGAGGACAACCCTATTGCCCACCAAATTGTTTTAAATTTTTCTGAGTGCGATCTTCAAGTTTGCGACCTGGATCGCTACTCATTGTTTTGATCATATCATGTATGCTAGCTTTTCGACAACACGCGAAAACCGCTATGTCTTCGACCACATAGCGGTTTCCAGGGGTAGAAAGGGTATTCCAGATTGGCCATGTCTATAGCCGCGTTTGCCATCATACCATAGCGAGCTGGTATACTAAATACATGAGCCAGAAGTTACGCGCTGAATACATCCGCTCCGTCGTGCAGCTCGACGACGGTAGCTTGTTCACAATTACCGATCGAACTCGACCCGGCATTGATCATTTTGATTCGGCTACTAAGCTTTTTGCCCGTCGTTTGACAACAAATGTGAAGAGTGGGGTATCAGTCATGTCCCCAAGTTCCGATACGACTTTATCTCGAAATCCATCCGTTTCCTTAGCGATCCGCACTGTCTCTACTCGTCCAAGCCTATCGCTGACGCCGGTTAGATCGTAAACAGTCAGTTTTTTATTCGGGTTATTCGAATCCACCCGAACGCCCCGGCCAACGATCTGTTGCCACAGTGTCAGGCTAATTGTTGGCCGCGCCATGACGATGCAATCTAGTTCCGGTACGTCAAAGCCGGTCGTAAACACGCCAACGTTTAAAATATGCCTCGTCTCGCCACGCCTAAAAGCCGCCACAGTGTCCGCACGTTCTTTTGTGGGTGTTTCGCCGGTTACGATGTCTAACATCAAGCCATGCGTGCTAAGGCGCTGCTGTATGCGTTTTGCTTGTTCGGTGTCTACACAAAACGTCAGGCTGTGTTTGTGATTTTGATCGACGTAGATCAAAGCTCTCTCTAAACGGTTGAGGCGTTGTTCGTTCCAGTACTGGGCTAGGCTTTCGGGTGTATAGTCGGAACCGCTGCGATTAACGCTGAGGCCGCTCATGTCGACTGGCTCGCGAACGTATTCGATTGGGCATAGGTAGCCGCGTTTGATCAGGTCAGCCATTTCGACCTTATAGATAATTTTTTTGAAAAAATAAGGCCATATGCGATTTACCATTTTAAGACACGACGTGTAGTACAGCTTATTGTTCTTCTTAAAAGTTTTCTGTGTTAGACGGTAAGGCGTTGCGGTCAGGCCCATAACCCTTGGCTTATCGATCGCTGCGAAAAACTGTGCGTAGCGGCCATTCATGCTTTTAGGATCAACCAGGTGGCATTCGTCGATGATGAAGTGCCGGAAACGTGTAAAGAGCTCTGGTTTTTTGTAGATGCTGCCGATAGTGGCAAAGGTATATTTGGCAACTTCTTTGATTCCGACACTGGCGGAATATTTGGCGATATCGGTAATGCCGTAGCTGAGCATTTTATCGTGATCCTGTTCGAGCAGCTCTTTACTTGGGCAGATGACGAGCACTGGTTCGTCCAGACGGTAGCAGATATCCGCGATCATCAAGCTTTTGCCAGCGCCGGTTGCAGCTACAAGTAAAAAAGGATCGCGGTAATGCGAAAAGTTATAGAGTGCTGCGGCAACGCCTTCTATCTGATAATCGCGTAGTGTGTAGGTCGAGACATTATCCATAAGGAGTTATCATAGCACGAATGTATGTATTGTGTGCACAATACAAGTGATATATCATAAGGCTATAAACAAGGGAGGAATTATGCAAAAAGAACTAACTGGCAAAAAGCTTTTCATCAGGACAGTCACCTATTTCTTGGTTGGAAAAGTCGAAGCTGTTGAGGATGGATTCATTCGTTTAAGCGGCGCATCTTGGGTTGCTGATACCGGCCGATTCAGCCAGGCAATCAGCGATGGCACGCTCAACGAGGTCGAGCCCGTTGGTAATGCCTATGTCAGCTTGGGATCAATCGTTGATATGTTCCCTTGGACTCACGAACTGCCAACGAAGCAGAAATAGGAGGTCATTATGACAACCGCAGCAATTCTAGCAAACCCTAACACTGCCTTTAACTACTCGTGGTCGTGGTCGTGGTCGAGGTCGTGGTCGAGGTCGAGGTCGTGGTCGAGGTCGGGGTCGTGGTCGTGGTCGTGGTCGTGGTCGAGGTCGAGGTCGAGGTCGAGGTCCTTTTAATGGAAAGAATGCCTTGTCTTACTGGGTGATCCGCGATCTACCGCTGGATACACGTAAAAAGATCAAAGTCTACGCCGCTGAAAATAACTTAACCATACCCCAAGCTGTTACAAAGCTTATAGAAATAGCCCTCAGTAAGTAGGGCTATTTCTATGTAATTGGACAGCAAGGGCTTTTGAAATATTACTGTTTAGTATAATTCGGCTGCTTCGGCGTGCCAAGCAACCAACCAATAGCGGGCCATTTGGCCTCGAGAAACCGGACGACGAGATAGTATACGATACTCAGTCCGCCACCCAACACTAGGTCGAGTGCTGTCTTGAAGCTTTCGTCGACGGTGATACCGTGACTCGCGAGCCAAGCGAGTACGCTTCCGATAACGATTGGTACGGTTGTCCGCACCCAGCTGGTGAAAAGGTCTTGAGGATTTGTCATATGGTTTTCCTTATCTGTTACGATTGACTAAATCTGTTATTTGGTCACCCAAAGGGCGATTATCTTCGACGGGTTGCTGGCGAATCTCTTCCATTGCTGGCAGAATTTTGCTTGTGATTGCTGTCCGGTGGTCCGGACACTCGTCTAAAAAAGTTTGTATTTGTTCTTCGTTTGGATCCTCCTGATTTATTTTACGCAGAATTTCAGTCGCCTCACTTGGGGTTATTGGTTCCAGCCGACGGAACCGGGGATCGGCGAGCATTGTTGTGATAACGTGCCGCCAGTTGTTGCCTTCGAGAGCGTAGTCGTCGTCGGTGGGATCAGTCCCGAAAAGAGCCTCGGTCAGCATTTCGACGTCGTCCATCGTGATCCATACGTTGCCGTTGATGCTTTCGGCTTCTCGAGCGCTACTACGTTTAAAGCGATAAGCTGTCCGGATAATGTTTTTTGGTTCGCCATATGTTGAGATCTTTCGTACTTGGCCGTCGATAGGGTCGGCAACAGTGAGATTCATGCCGCGCAGCGAGGCGCTGAATGACAAGACAAGCATAGTGTAGTCGATCTGTCCGAGGCCCGGTCCTTGGTCGATCGTTACAAGGTAATAAATATTTGGATCTCCAGCATCAGCCATGTGATGCAGTGGAGCTTCCTCGCCTTTTTTCCAGTGCCATTCTTTCGTCAAGACAATATCTTTTGGGAACAGGTCGGCGGGCGCCCGTTTGTTTGCTACCTCATCAGCGTCAAACCAACCGTGTTTTCGTATAATGTCATTCATCTCGTCGGGCGTACGCTCATGCCCGAACATTGTTACAAGGTTGGCCATCGAAGTAACAACGCTACCATGTTGCCACATTGGTGAGTTTCTACTGTCACCGATTAGTTTTTGACCCCATTTGGGATCTCGCTGCGAGTGATACATCAAATAAGTCCGAATATTTTAGCTGCTTCTACGAGTGCGATTACAGTACTTACAAAGAAGCCGAGAGGTACCAGCACGTCTTGCATAAGCCGTCGTCTCTCAAGCTTATTGATCCGATGCGTGTTGTCATTTGTTTGCTTGCGTATGCCCTCTAACGGCTCTACACGATCGAATAATGCCTTAACGTTAATCCGAATCCCTTTAAGTGATTCGTCGACGTTTTTACTGTGTTCGTGGTCAACACTTACCTTCTGTTGGATATCGATTACCTTTGTGGTGGTGGTATCGACATTCTTTTCGAGGCGGCTGGTGGTCCGCTGCACCTCATCTAAACGGGTTTTGGTAACCTCAGTTAAGGTGTCCATTTTGGCCATCATAACAGAGCCAACATTTTCCACCCTGGCCGCTGTTATTTGCTGTTCCTCAGCCACATCCATAGGCGTAGTATAGCATAAGCGAATAATTGGAATACTTTTCACGCAAAAGCGAGCCAAGTAAAAGGCTCGCAGATTTTGCACTCGACCTCAATAAAAAAGTCCGTGAAAAGGTACTATTGTGCCCAACGTTTATTCAACGGGTTGGAGCGTTTTTTTGGTTTGCTTACCTGTTTTGGATCTGCCGTAGTTACCTCTCTGAATCCAAAGCGTTTGGCGAGCTCTGGTAATTCATCAAGCTTCGGTGTGTGTAGAGCCATAAAATGGCGTGGTATCATGTAGGCTTGTTTGCCAGGTATAATTGCCTTAACAAACTCACCGACCACAGCGATTAACTCTTCGACTTCACGTTTTTTATCTGGACTCTCATAGTGCAGCTCTCGGCCGCAGGCGCATAATCTGGTCATTGCTATCCTCTTTCATCTATGATTTTTTGCCAATCTACATTTTTGATCTGTAACTTTTTGTCTACAGTGCCAAAGCTGCCAGTGTTATCAAGTACGTAGTTGACGAACCGTTTGAGTTCATTGGCCGCTTCTGGCTGTTCGCGAATGCTCTGTAGTTCGTCTTTGAGCTCTGTGTACATGATCACTTGGATCTGTTCTGTTATGTTTATCATTTATCGTTTAGCTCCTTGTTTACGAGAATCATAATTGTTTCACGCAATGACAGCTTGGGCATTCCAAGACGTTTGCGAAAGATAGTGCGAAGCTTGACTATTTGTTGATATTCGTTTTCTTTGATGAACTTGATGCTAGTGTACTCTGATTGTTTTTCCATGTGCTTACAAATGTTATATGTGTAGTTTCGCCGGTCACGACGATGCGTGCAATGTTCATTGTCCTATGGTGTTGGACTGGTATTCTAGTCATTTTGCTGATCCATGTACCATACGAGTGCCGATCCCACTACTAAAGCGCCTAACATGAATTTGTCCCACGTTGGTGAGTCATTATAGAGAACAGCGCCGAGACCATATAGCCAGCCAACTACCGTGATAATGAGGGCAATACGGTAGCGTAGTGGTTTGCGTGGCTCTTCTTTGGCTAGGAGTTGTATCATAGGCTTGACTGTTCCACTTTGATTTCGTAGCCGAGCGTTTTAATATGATCAATCACGCTTTGCGTTAGGGTTTTCGTACCGGCGATTGCGGCGAATTGTTTTGCCGCTTCGTCGACAGGATAGATCGTACGCTTTCCATACACATCTTTTACTTTTACAGTTATTCCCATCTGTTTAGATATCCTTTCTGGATTAGACTATAGTCCATAAAGCATCCATAGTCAATGACTTAACTTTGTGTTTTTTAGATAAATGTTTTATCATAAGAGTTAAGCCGCAAGGCTGCACAAAACAAAAATCTGGAAGATTGAGGGCTTTATGAAGGATGTGGAGCCGGAGGTTTGCTGGATTTTTGTATCGATTTTTTGTTTTTGACACGCAACTTATTCAATAACCTATAGATTCAACCAACGAAACAACCTATGGCAAAAAAAACTGATTCGGGAGCAACAACTCCTAAAAAGAAGCTTACTTTGAAACAGGAGCGTTTTTGTCAGTTGTATGCGCGCGGCGCAGCGGATCTTTACGGAAATGCTACTCGTTGTTATGCTGAAGCTTATGGCGTAGATCTTGAGGTTAAAGGCGGTTACAAGAGAGCTCAGATGGCTGGCTCTCGTTTAGTTTCAAATGATATTATTTCGAATCGTATCAATAAATTACTGGAAGGTGAGGGCTTAAATGATACTTTTGTTGATGCTCAGCTTGCTTTTGTTGTCCGTCAGTCCGGTGATTTTGCCGCTAAAGTAGCTGGCATTCGTGAGTACAATAAGATACGTGGCCGCATTATTGAAAAGATCGATCATACTACTGGCGGTCAGGCATTCACGCCAATCCTTAACGGGATTACGAAGAATAAGCCTGAATCACCTATTGAATCTGATTAATGAAATATTTGCCTACCACTGCCACGGTCAAACTCGCCGGTTTGCGCCGTCGTATTCGTGCAGTGCCTGGTGGTACGTCAGCCGGCAAGACAATATCCATATTGCAGCTTTTAACTGATGATGCTTTGACTGACGAAGAACCAACACTCACCAGCGTAGTCAGTGAGACGTTCCCTCACTTAAAGCGTGGCGCTATGCGTGATTTCCAGAGTATTCTTCAGGCTCATGGTTATTGGGATGATAAGCGATGGAACAAAACAGACTGTATTTATACGTTTCCAAGGGTTATTCAAGTTGGCGATAACAAGTGGGAGATTCTGCCACGTGAGCATGGCAGCAAGCTTGAGTTCTTCAGCGCTGACCAGCCGTCCAAGGTCCGTGGTCCCCGCCGTGATCGCTTATTTGTTAACGAGGGCAACAACATCAGTTGGGAGGCATGGGATCAGCTGCTTGTGCGTACTCGTGAGTACGCTTTTATTGACTGGAACCCTACAAATGAATTTTGGTTTTATACCGATGTGCTTCATCAACGTGACGACATTGATTTTCTGACGCTCACTTACAAGGACAACGAAGCGCTTGACCCGGCGATTGTCGCGGACATTGAGTCTCACAAAGCCAATAAGAACTGGTGGCGTGTGTATGGCCAGGGCCTTCTTGGCGAGCTCGAAGGACAGATTTACCGTAACTGGACGACGATCAATGAAGTACCGCACGAGGCGCGTCTTGAGCGGTATGGGATGGATTTTGGTTATAGTAATGATCCGACCGCCATTGTGGCTATTTATCGTTATAACGGTGCGTGGATCATTGATGAGATCGCTTTTCAAAAGGGCTTAAGCAACAGACAGATCGCCGATATCTTTTTGAACCAACCACGCGCTCTCGTAATCGCCGATTCAGCTGAGCCTAAGTCGATCGACGAAATCAAGAGTTATGGCGTTACTATACTTGGTGCGCAAAAGGGTCAGGGTTCGGTCAACCAGGGTGTTCAGAACGTCCAGGAACAGCAGGTATTCGTAACGGCTCGGTCGCTCAACGTGAAGAAAGAACAACGTAATTATCTTTGGAAAACAGATAAAGAAGGCAAGATTATCAACGTGCCGGATGTTGGTTTTGATCACTCGATGGATGCTATCCGATATGGTCTTGAGTCGCTCACACGGGCCCGTGTTAAGGTTAAAAAGCCGAAGCGTGTGCGTGAGTATGATCCGATGACTGGGCGGCTGTTATCATGAGAGAACATTTATGTCTTAAATGTCATAAGCCGAAGCGGCCAACCAAACGTAAGAATAAAGCTAACTGTCAGTGTGTGGAGGTGTCAAGTGACTAAAAAGTTTAATCTGATAGAGATTCGAGTCGATATGGGGTTGTTCGACTATGACGTTCTGTGCGTTATTGGTAATCTCAGTGAGTGCGTAAAGTACGTTGCTGATGTTTTTGAAGACAATTCGATAGATGATGATTGGTCGGAAGAGGTGAATCGAGGTTATGAGCCTCGGGGCCGTTGCTATCACCGTGCTGGCTATGTGCCTATTATTTGGATTCCAAAGGTACCGAAGACAGCTCGCGAGTACGCAACATTAAGTCATGAATGTATGCATGCTGTGTTCCATTTGTTTGAATGGGCAGCCGTGCCAATTGATCGGAGTACTGAAGAGGTTTTTGGGCATTCGTTGGCTCACTTGGTGACGAATATCATTCAGGAGGCTAGACAGAAGCAGCGAAGTCTGCGGCAGAAGCCTGAGCAAAAACAGCTTACGCTTGATAGTGTGATAGCGAAGCCGTAAGCAATATGTTATCATTTTACTAATAAAACCTACTCAAGAAACCAATCAATGCAACCACACTACAAAACCTCAGACATCAACTTTGCTGCCTACCTCTGTCTCCAAGGCTACACCCTAGCCGGCGCTATGCCGGCGAATGACAACACTAATCGATTAGTGTTTTTTCTTTTTTGGACGCGTAACGACGATCCTCGTGACGTGAACGAAGATATTGTGCAGCAGATGGAGAATTATAATGCCGGCCGTTATCGTGAGTACTCCAACAAAACGAAGATGTGCCGTATGGCGATGCATAATCCAATTACCGAAGAACAGTTAAAAGGGAGCTTCTAATGTCATTAACACTTTGTATGATCGTCAAGGATGAAGTTGACGCTGTTGAATCTATCCTCGCCGACTATCGTAAGCACTTCGATCAGGTCGTGATTGCTGTTAGCCATAGAGAAGCGTACAAACAGCTCAAAGATCGTACATCGGTTAAAGGCTGTGACATCTTTTATCGTAAGTGGACAAACGACTTCGCGGAAGCTCGTGAGGCTGTTCGTGAGCGCGTTAAAACCGATTATTGGTTTTGGATGGATGCCGATGACAAACTCCAGAATCCCGAGCGCCTGCGTGATCTCACTGGCTATATGGCTGAAAAGAATATCGACATGTTGCAGTTCCGTTACGAGTATGCCCATAACGAACAGGGCGAATCAATCGCTGATCATTGGCGGGAACGGTTGGTACGTACAGCACACAATCATAGATGGCTTGGTGCGGTGCATGAGACACTTATTGCGGATGCGGCTAACGTTGTAAAGTCTGATGCCGTTGTTGTGGTGCATCAGAAAGATGCAGAGGGTATGGAGCAGTCGTTGCTTCGTAACCTCACTATTCTTGAGCAGTCTTACGAGAAAGATCAGGATCCGCGCACTATGCATTACCTTGGACTTAGCTACCTTGGACTCAAGCAGTACGAAAAAGCTATACAGTTTTTGATCAAGCACATTGAGTCGAGCGGTTGGGATGAAGAGCGTTATCGATCGTGGTGTAAGATCGCGGAAGCTGAATTGCTCCTCGGTGCTGGCCGCCGGGCGTTGTCTGCAACCAACGGGGCAATTGACGAAAAGCCTGACTATCCGGACGCCTATTACCTCAAAGCCATGATCTATAATGAAATGGGCCAATTTGAAAAAGTTGTTGAATGGATTAAGGTTGGTCTCAGCAAGCCGGAGCCGAGCACACTCAGCATCGTAGACCCGACGTTATATAAGTATCGTGGCATGTTTCTTGGTGCGATCGCTTACTTGCAGCTTGGCCAGGTTAAGAAAGCTTGGGCACTATACCGTGAAGTTCGCGACATCGCTCCGGAGTACCCTATTGCTGAAGATCTTGCCGCTCTTTTTGAAGAAGCGTATTACGATGACGGCGCCGCTGATCGTCTTAAGTGGCTTTTGCAATACTGTCGCGATAATGGTGGCAAGCCAGAGAAGCTCCTGCAAGCGATACCGTATAAGCTTCTGAGCGATCCCAAACTAAATTATTGGCGTACGCAGTTCACCGAACCGGTTATCTGGCCAAAGAAGTCGATAGCCTTTTATTGTGGCATGGGCGCTGAGCCATGGGGTCCAGACACGCTTAGCAAGGGTATGGGTGGATCGGAAGAGGCGGTTGTGTATTTGTCGCGGGAGCTGGCGAGGCAGGGTTGGTCTGTTACTGTCTATAACGATCGTGAAGATGAATACTTTGAAGCGCACATTGCCACTTCTGCCGTTACTAGTAGTAATATGCCTCAGTTAGTTCACTACAAGCCTTGGACAATGTTCAACCCGAACGATACCTTTGACGTTGTCGTGTCATGGCGCGCACCACAGTTCTTTAACGGTATGGACATCAAAGCTCGACTGAAGTGTGTCGACTTGCATGATACCCCTGTGGGTCACGTGACGATTAGTGATACTAGCATCAAAAATGTTGACCTGTTCTTCTTTAAGAGTAAGTATCAGACTGAATATGGGGATGTACCTCAAGAGAAGATTGTCATTGCACCGAATGGCATCGTGCCGGATCATTTCGCTGGCGTCGATGTCGAGCGTAATCCATTAAAAGTTATTTTTGGCAGCAGCGCTGACCGCGGTCTCGATGTACTCTGTGATATCTGGCCTAAAGTCAAAGAAGCTGTACCGCAGGCCGAACTTGTATGGGCCTATGGCTGGAATACATTTGACACTTTTCATACCAATAATCCGGAGCGTATGAAGTGGAAATGGCAGACAGTTCGTAAAATGCAGCTTAATGGCGTGAAAGATCTTGGCCGTTTGAGTCACGAGGATCTTGCCAAAGAAATGTTGTCATGCGGCGTGTGGGCTTATCCCACAAGTTTTCCTGAAATATCGTGTATCACAGCCATGAAGGCACAAGTTGCGGGCTTAGATTGTGTGACAAGCGGTTTCGCGGCGCTTCAGGAAACCGTATTTAAGGACGAGCCAGAAGTTGAGCGTATCGATTCCAAGCCAGAAGAGCTCGAAAAGTTTACGCAGCGGCTTATCGAAGCGCTTAAACACCCATTGCCTGACAGCGAACGTTCTGTGATTAGTAAGAAGGCGGTTGACGCCTATAATTGGGCCCACGTAGCCGAGCTCTGGAGTGAAGCGTTGCAATGAGAGTCGGGTTGGTTACGATATGCTATAACGAACAGCGTTTTATAAGGCCGTTTTTACAGCATATTCCTTACTGGGTTGACGAGACGCTGGTACTAGTGAGCACTAAACCGTGGCAAGGCCCACTTGATCCCCTTGATCAGACCGCAGATATTGCTGAGTCGATGGGCGTAACAGTTATTAAGGGCGAGTGGCCTACCGAGCACGAACAACGTATGGTTGGGCAGCAATACTTTAGCGATTTTGATTGGGTGATTATTCTTGACCCTGATGAGTTTTTGACGAAATCCGGCTGGCAATCGCTTAAGCAATTTATAAATGAGGAAGAGTCGTTATTCGCTGATGCCTATGTTGCATGGCAGCAAAATACTTATTGGAAGCGTGGCTACCGTATTGCACCTCGGGAAGACTATAAGCAGATTATTTTAGTCAAGCCTCATGTCAAGTTTGTCGATAAGCGCGTTGTCAATGCCGGCTATGGTGCTGTGCCGCTGCGCCTCCATCATATGAGCTGGGCTCGTACGGATGCTGAGGTCAAAAGTAAGATTACGCATTATGCGCACGCTCACGAGCTTGATCCATCGTGGTACGATCGTGTCTGGCAGCAATGGCGGCCAGCTATGCGTGATTTACATCCGTTGTCACCTCCAGCGCTGCGGCAGGCCGTGCCGGCACAATTACCAACTGATCTCCAGAAACTTAACTTGTGGCCGCCATTGGACGGTGAAATTGATAATGTATAAATTAAATCTTGGCTGCGGCGACAACTTACTCGAGGGTTATGTCAATATCGATAAGTACGATAAGGCTGCTGATGTCCGGTTAGACATCACAAACCTTGATCCTTATGCGGATAAATCTGTTGACGAGATTGTCGCTTATCAGGTTATCGAGCATGTGCCTTACAACGAAAGCAACCAGATGTTTCGTGAGATGCATAGGGTGCTTAAACCTGGTGGCTTTGCCATTGTCGAGACGCCTGACATCGAATACGTTGCTCGAGCTATTCTTAAAGAAGGTCTTGAGGATAAGTGGATCTGGAATTTAGTAGGCCAGTACTATCGGCCATGGGACAAGGAGCGTTATGATGATTGGGAAATGAACGCCGCCAGCATTCACCGTAATCCTTGGACATTCGAACGTCTGCGTCGGGTGTGTGAGCCAATTGGTTTTCGTCTCGAGCGTATCGAAGAGGTGTCGCAGATGATGAGTAAGTTCGAAGAGAATTTGGCCGTTCGTCTGATAAAATTATAAACAGGAAATCTTTATGCCTAAAGTAGCCAAGAAAACCGAAACGCCACAACAACCAAAGCTCACAGAGCCATTGACGGTATCTCTAGTCATACCCTGCTATTGGGTGAACCGCGAGTTGATCGAATCGACAGAGCGCTGTTTGCTATCACTTGCTGACTCCGGGCGCCAGCCTGATCAATTGATTCTGGTAAATGATGGCTCGCCAAAGGGTATGGCCCCTGATAATTATTTTATATCGCGTACCAAGGCGCAGACTGTTGAAGTGGAGGCCAATCGCGGTTATACGATCGCGGTAAATCGTGGTCTCAAGGCATCAACCGGTGATGTAGTTATCATTGGTAATAATGATCTACTCTTCACTAAAGGCTGGCTTGATGCCATTTTGGAACCACTCAAACAGGGTTACGACATTTCGTCTGTAGCCACGATTGAGCCAAAGAAGTCGTTCGTACCGAGTCCCGGCATCGTTGAGGGTGATAAATTCGGTTCGTTGTTTGCAATGACGCGCCGCGTACTTACGAAGCTTGGCGGTCTGGATGAAGATCTTGGCCGTGGGTATTTTACTGACCTTGATCTTCAGAAGCGCGCGCAGGATGCCGGTTTTAAAGACGGCAAGAGTTTTAAGGTGGCAGTCCAACATTTACCGAAGAGTACGTTTAGAGTTGTTGATCCAGATGATAAGATGTATCTTGAATCTAAGGAAGCATTTATTAAGAAGCACGGAAAGGTATGGTAGTTTATGCCACTTAAAAAAGGCAATAGCCGTAAAGCAGTTAGTCAGAATATCAAAACCGAAATGGCGCACGGTAAACCGCAGAACCAGGCTGTTGCTATCGCATTGAGTGAAGCACGTAAGGAAAAGCAGCCACAACCAAGAATTCGTAAACCCATGAAAGGAAAAAAATAATGGAGCCACAGGCTGAACAAAATCGAGAATTAACCTTTGGCGAAAAAGCCGTTGGTTTAAATTTTAACTCTGGTGGTAACGAGAAAGTCAACAAGTTGAAGGAACTTGCCGCCCAGATGATCGACCTTGTCGAAAACGATGGCCCGAGTGACCAGTTTGGTGTTAAGCTGCACGAAGATGCAATCATGCAACTTGTTCACGCTCAGATGTCAGCAGTCAAATCTGTTACTTGGCATAGCTAGTCGTGCGCATCGCCTTTATTGTCAATCCAGTTTTCGCGGGCTGGGAACCAACCGATACGCGACTGGGTGGGACAGAGGAAGCGGTCGTACACTGGGCTGAGGAGTTTGCAAAAATGAATCATGAAGTCGTTGTGTATCGCAATTCCTTTAAGGGGAACATGCGACACAACGGCGTTTCATATGCTCGGCGCGAGCACTATCTTATGGGCAAGCATGACTTCGCGGTCAACGTCAAGAGTCATGATATTCTACCTGGCAATTGTCCGATAATCTATTTCACGAACGAAACTAATGCCAGTAACCTTGATCTGAGTGCGTATGCGGCCGTTGTATGGCCCTCCAACTGGGCGAAGGATAATATACCCGTTAATAACAAAAATGTTGTTGTGGTGCCCCACGGCTACGATCCCACTAGAATTTATCCGGGTACGAAAGTCCCAAAACAGTGTTTCTATGCAAGTTCGCCTGATCGTGGCCTCGACGTTCTTATTAAGGCGTGGCCGAAGGTACATAAAGCGCATCCCGACGCGACGCTGATTCTGACGTACGGCGCCAATGTCGAAGACATGCCAGGCATAATCAAGCTTGGCAACGTTGACGAAGAGACGATGGACGATATCTACCGCACGAGTGATATTTGGTGTCACCCGGCAACTGGCGGTGAGCTGTTCTGTATTACGGGGCTGAAGGCGCAGGCGGCGGGCTGTGTGCCGGTGATCAATCCTATTATGGCGCTTGTGGAGACAGTTAAGTATGGGTTTTTAAATACGTCTTCTAATGGAAAAGAGAATGACTACGCTATGATGTTGGATTTGGCGCTAACCGCTTCGGAGCAACGCGAAGACATATGCGCAGTTATGGCCAAAGAGCATTGGCCCACCTATCACGACTCCGCTAAAAAGCTTATGGACGTTATTCAGTCTGTGCTACAATCGAAGTAACCTATCTACGCAACTACATTTATATAAATAGAACACTCAATGTCTGGATTACTCTCTGGCGAAAAAGCCGACCTGTTCCGTGCAGCAATTACCGCAAACGGTATTAAGACAACTGCAACAGCAACTATCTCTAGCGAAGTAGAGATTTCCAACGATTCTGGTAATCCCATCCCAGTCCGTGCTGCGGGCGCCGCCACTATTGCCAACTCGAGTGTGGCCAGTAGTGCAAGCTCGGTAACGGTTTTGGCTAGCAACGCTAATCGTCGTGGTGCCACTATTTTTAACGATTCGACACAAGTGTTGTATCTATCGCTTGCCGGTGGCACGGCCAGTACAACAAACTACTCAGTGCAAATTCCAGCTGGTGGCTATTATGAGGTGCCATTCAATATTACGACTATACTTACAGGCATTTGGGCTTCAGCAAACGGCAATGCTCGAGTAACAGAGGTAGCTGCTTAATGCCGCTTTATACTCCCCTGTCCGGCGCGGTTCCGTCCGGTGCTAGCTCTACAGCTGCTACAGCTGGTAGCTCTGGTCTTGCGGCCCGTGGGGATCATCAGCATCCTTCGACTATCGTGACGCCCGGCGATCACGGCATTATTGGTTGGAACTATCCGGCGGATCTTGCTGGTAGCTCAACGATTATGCCAACAGCTACTCTAGTTCATATAGCAAAAATTTTAGTCCCGACGGCGCAGACAATTACCAACTTGCATATTCACATTGCTACGCAGGGCGGAACACTTACTAATTCTTATATGGCTCTTTATAATAGCGCTAAAGGATTGTTATCCCAATCAGCCGATCAGTCGAGTGCTAACTCAAATTGGCAGACTGGTGGATTTAAGGCTGTTGCGCTTGGTACTCCTCAGGTGGTTGCCGCTGGTGTATATTATGTAGCGTTTTGGGTCGGTACAGCCGTCACGATGCCAACTCCATCCCGCAGCAGCAACAACTCGATTGTGAACGCAAACTTGGCCACAGCCGTTTCTCGTTGGGCGACCGCCGACACCGCTATTACGACAACTGGTCCGAGTACTCTCGGTACTTTTACGGCCACAAATATCGCGTATTGGGTTGGCTGGTCTTAGATCGTGCCGATGGGGGGTTTCCTCAGCGACCGACAGTCTCCTCCAGTCGCTCCAGACCCCTTAAATCGTCGTATTCTTTCTGAGCTAAATGTCTTCTTAGCGTGGTGTCAAAATCATAACGTGCGTGGTTATATCGGCGAGATTGGCTGGCCAAATGATTCTAACGATATTGAGCGTTGGAATACGCTTGCCACTCGCTATTTTGTTCGTCTGGCAGCAGCAGACGTCACTGGTAGTACGTGGGCGTCAGGATCAGTACTTTCTGCCGCTGATCGTTTGCGATATTGTTACGCAGCTCCTGGCGCGGTCAACGTGAATAGTAAGAGCCCGGCAGTGACACCATGTGAATTATATGCTGAGATACCGAGCACCAATCTTGTTGGTGCCGCCTGGGCCCGTGATACGATCGGTGATGGCGTGTTTTCTAATGTTAACCCTGGTATAGCCGGCGTGCACTACTTTTACCCTTCACTTCAAGATTTACAGTTTTTAGCCGCCGCCGGCATCAAGCTAATCCGGTTTCCTTTTCGGTGGGAACGTTTGCAGCCAATGCTCAAAGGTCCGTTGGATTCTGGCGAGCTTGGTCGTATACAGACATTACTTGCACGTTCTGCGACGCTTGGTATGAGCGTTCTTATTGAGCCGCACAACTTCACGAGCTACTACTTGGGATCAAATATAAGTACGCGTGAAAATCTTATCTTGACTACAAATCCCGCTGGGGTCCTCAATACGTCACATCTGGTTGATCTCTGGACGCGCATATCGGCTGCCTTGGTGGGTAGTGGTGGGTTATATGCTTACGATTTAATGAACGAGCCCGCCGGCATGAGTAACGCTTTAGCGTGGGAAACGGTCTCGCAAGCTTGCGTTGACGCTATACGTGGTCTTGGCGACGGCACATTGATCATGGTGCCGGGTTACAATTATTCGCGTGTGGCTACATGGACGACGAATCACCCTGTTCCGTGGATTACTGACTCGTCCAATAACTTTATGTACGAGGGCCATCATTACTGGGATAAGAGTAATGGCGGTCAATATTTGAATAGCTACGATAATAGTAATGCCGCAGCCGGTGTGATCTATTAGTGTTTATGCTATAATCCAGGAAACATGCAACCATTCTTCGATATAACTACGCCTATAAGTGAATAACACTAAATCCAAGATCGACCCTAAGTCGAAGGCGGAGAAGTGGAAGGGTCGTTTTGAGCAAGCTCAGACGGCTCAAGAACCACGTTTTGCAAGATTTGAAGCCTATTATAAATTTTTATATGCGGTTATTGATTCAACGCCCGCACCGTGGCGTTCGAAAGTATTTCTGCCAGTACTTGCGAAGCAGGTGTGGGCCCTTGCCGCAAAGTTTTTGAGCCTTGAGCCGGGCTGGCAAGCACGTATTGTTGAGGCTTTCGAAGACCTTGACGATGAAGGTAAGACAGGTCTTGTTGAGCGCATCCAGTCAAAGCTGGCATGGGACTACAATAACCTTGAAACAGACGAGTCAGTTCGTGATAAGCTATTCGAACCATTGATTGATACGATTGTGACCGGTACCGGTATTGGCGAACCAAGTTGGTGTACGAAAGTAAAGCGTCGTCATCGCCGCACTGAATTTACCGAAGAGAAAGGCTATGCTGACCTCACCAAAGAAGAGGTTACAACAGAGAGCATTTCGTTTAACGATTTTGACGGTATTAGCGTTTTTAACGTCTATACCAGCCCAGAGGCCCCAGCCAACCTTTATAAAGCGCCATGGCTTGTCACTACTAGTCGTAAGCCGCTCAACGATCTTAAAGCTATCAACGACAGGCAGGGCGTTAAGATTTACCAGAATCTTGATAAGATTCGCGAGACATCGTTCAAAGATGCTCCAGGTTTTGCGCACCAACGAGCTCGTGACCGCTTCATCAACCAGAATGAAGATTCTGACACTAGCGTCGATATGTGTAACCTTTATAAGTGTTATGAGATGAGTGGTGATAAGGTTGTTGTCTGTACCTACGCCGAGAGTGACGATGCCGAAGCTGACGATGGCTGGGTTCTCATACGTGAAGAGACTGACGAATATTGGCATGGTCGTTATCCGCTCGTCAAATTTCACCTTAAACAGCGTCCGTTTAGTTTTTGGGGCGAGGGCATTTTTGAGGTTACTCAGTCACTCCAAGCTGCCTATAATGATGTATTCAATCACTATATGGACGGCCTCAACAAATCAGATGGTATGTTGCTTACGCACGAAGATTCTGATGTTGAAGATTTCGTAATCGAGCCCGCCGGCCTCGTGACTTGGTCTGGTGATGTAAAACCCGAACCGATTAAATTCCCTGAACCCAACCCTAATCAGTTACAGCTGGTCCTCTCTATGCTTGATCAGGCAATCAATGGTGTTACCATTTCGCCATATGCCGCTGGCATTCCAAGTGACTCAAATGACAAGACACAGGGCACAGCAAAGGGTATTGTCCGTCTTCAAGAGGCTGCCGGTGATGTAGTTTCATTCTTTAAAGACAATTTTAGTAAGTCGATTTTAATGCTTGGTCGTATGTATCTTTCAAACAACCAACAGTTCTTGGACGCGCCGACTAGCTTTCCCATGAATAATACATATGGCCAGCTTAAGCCGCAGGAGCTGCAGGTGGAGGTTATGCTGACGCTTGACCCCGCATCGATGGATCCGGCAACAAGCGAAGAGCAGCAAAACAAATGGGTTATGTTTAATGATCGATTTTTGACAACGATCGCGGCTGCTAATGCTCAGTCAGATAAGTATAATACTCCGCCAATTTTGATTGATTTCGATAAATATGTTAAACAGTTTGCTGAAAAGTTCAATTACCGTAACCTCGACAAAGTTTTGATGTCTCCAGAGCAAGCTAAGGCCGCTCAGGCTGAGATTGTTCAGAAGATGATGCAGCGTATCATTGACGCCAATAACGAGCAGCAGGCCGCTCAGCAGGCCGATGCGGCTAAGCAGGCTGCTAACGAGAAGCCACCGAGTGAGTCGATCAATTATAAAGACGCACCGGAAGATATCAAACGGCAGATGGAAGCCGCAGCCGGCATGGAACCGTCATCAGGCATGTCGCCATCTGGCAGCGATCAGATAGCTAAAGGCGTTGATACGATGGGAAAGCTCTTTACGGCTCCTTCCGGCCCACCAGAAGGCCCACAAACTAATCAGCAACCGGGGAATAACCAGTGAACGAAGACCAGCTACCGACCGACCTAGACAAACTTCGTGTTGTTTTTGAAAAGCATATCGAGCAAGGTGAGAAAATGGAGAATCTCGTCAATAGCGATGAGTGGAAATTTTTAGTCAGTTTTCTCGAGAAGGTTTATGACAGAATGCAAAAGCATGTTATGGAGCCCAACTTCACTGCTTCCGGTCAGCGACAGGAGGACTTTAGTCGCGGTTCAGCCAAGGCGCTACGTATTCTTATTGATACGCCACAGAAGTTTGTCCGTAAGAAGGCTGAGGCCGAAAAGAAATTAACAGAGCATGAGCAAGCGGAGGATCAGCAAAGTGGATCAGGATCAACAGACATCGCCTTCTAAAGAGCTGGAGGAGATGATACATCCCGAGGGCAAACTACTTGAGAAGATTGATAGATCTACCCTTACGCCGTTGAATGACCCTGGCTGTAATCATCAATGGCACATATTGGATGAAGATTCTGGTGTGCCGAATCATACGGCGGTTGCCTGTAAGAGTTGCCCTCTTGGTCATTTGGTTTCTGACGAGTCATTGCCTGCTCTGAACTTGCCCGTTGTGAGCGGGTCGGCTCAGAGCAAGTCGTGAAGGGGACTAGCAAACATAACCACTAAAGGGATATAATCAAATGAACGAAGAACCAAATCAAGCAACCAATCCAACAACCAACGAAGAATCAACAGATCAACTAGATAATCAGGCTCCAGAAACCGAAGAGTCAACTGACCAGTCTACCCTTGAAAATCAAGACGATGCCGGCGATGACGCTGGTGACGACGATACCGCAGGGGCGGGCGCACCTTCAAATCAAGCTTCCGTCAGCACTCAGGCTCCTTCGTCTGCTGCTGATGACGATGATGACGATTACGGCAAGCAGATTTTACCTGATGACCAAGAGTTACCAGTTTTCGATCCGAGCAAGCTTCCGGTCGGCGACGATGGTCTTATTGACGTCAATGTTATTGGCGCTCAGCTTAATGAGATTATGCAAAAGCGTGACGAAGCCCTGATGACCCGTATTCAGCGGCAACAGCGCTCTGTCGATACCGAGCGCGCTGGCTGGGATGATGTTTTCGATAAACACGAAGACGTCAAGACCGACGGCGAGTTGCGAGATGATATTCAGGCCTACCGAATGGGTCGTTACCAGATGACTGGCAAGCTCATGAGCCCGCAGAAAGCAGCTGATCGCTACTTTAAACGCTTTGGCGCTGCCAAAGAACAGGGTATTGAGCAGGCTCGAAAGAATACTCAGGTTCAAAACTCTGCTTACAACGATGCTGGCTCACGCCGCGTCAATACTGAAGAGCAGCGAACCGCTAAGCTGAATGAACAGATGCGATCTAGTGATCCCGAGGTCCGGGAGAAGGCATCCCACGAGATGCTTAAGAACGCGCTTTTTCCCAAAAATTAACCCCTTAGTGAAAGGAAATGCCGAACATGGCAACCCCAACATTTACGTACGATAACAAGGCGATTCGAGAATCCCTTCTTAATTACCTTACCAACATCGATCCGGTCGAAGACCAATTGTATGTTGGCCTCAAGAAAGACAAAGCCAACGCGGTATTTCACCAGTGGGTCAAAGATACGCTGAACCCGCCAATTGTCAACGCGCAAGTTGAAGGCGCTGATGCGAGCTTCATTTCTCGTGTTGCTCCTACCCGTGCCGGTAACTATACGCAGATCATCCGCCGCGACGTGATGGTATCTGGTTCTGACCGTGCCAGCAACTCTGTTGGTTTCAACGATCGCTATACCTATGAGACTCAGAAAGCCTTGAAGGAATGGCGTCGTGACGCCGAATTGGCTGTGCTTCGTGGCACACTTGCTTCTGGTAGCGGCTCGACCGTTCGCCAGATGGCCGGCATCAAGTCTTGGGTTACCACCAACCTCACCAACCCATCGGGTGTGTCGCTTTCTGAAACCATGTTTAACGACTATCTCCAGAACGCCTGGACGCAAGGCGGTGTCGTCGATGAGATCTATACTGGCGCCCGTCTCAAACGACGCATCAGTGGCTTCTCAGGCGGTAACGTGAAGAATGTCGATGCCAAAGACAAGCGTATCGTCAACACCGTTGACTGGTACATGTCTGACTTTGGTCTCGTGAAGATGTTCATGCATCGTTTCATGACTTACGACAACGACATCAACTACGACCTCTTGGGTCTCCAGTCTGACAAGTGGCACATTGCGCACTTGCGTGATCCGCACTATGAAGAGATCGCCAAAACTGGTGACGCCAGCAAGGGCATGATCATCGGTGAACCAACAGTCGAAGCGTTGGCACAAGAGTCGAGCTTCCTTACCAAGAACTTGCTCTAACAGGAGTTCAAGCAAAACCGGGGACGGCAATGTGGCCGTCCCCACAGAAAGGCATACATGCAATCAACCGCTCCTACTCTTCAAGAAAAAATCGTCGATCGTATTGTGGCGCAACCAGTTGGTCCGAAACGCTGGCGTGCTGCTGTCGATGCTTGGCTGGCCCTTAACCCAATGGGTGACGACGGACTGAGTGCTCGTGAAGAAAGTGATTTCGTTATCCGTGAGAACAAGGATGCCCGTGAGTCTAACCATAACGATTTCGGCACATCTGACGATCCGAATAGCAGCCTGCGCCGCGCTATGAGCTTTCCCGCTGGTGCTGTGTACGTTATTGAGCTCGCTGATCCAACAGCTTTTAAAGAACGCGAAAATGTCGAGAAGTTGCGCAAGGCATTTCCGGAATATTGCGTAACGGAGAAATCGTAAATGTTTGACCCTATGCAGTTTTTGCAGTTCTTATTTGGTGCTCAGGGCCGTTCACCTGCTCCTAAACAGCAGCAAACGCCCTCTGGCGGCCAGCCTGTGCCTGTTGGCCATATGGACACGTCTCGGGCCGGTTACGGTGTTCCTGACGAGTCTGGTGGTCTTATCTCGCCTATTTTGCAGGGCGGTGTCCAACGGCAAGGTACGGACTTCGTACGAGCCGGAGCACCAGCCATGCCAGGAACAAATCCGCAGCAACAACCTTACACAGCATTTCAGGGCATGAATCATCCGCAAGCAGACTTTCTACAATCTGCCAATCCTAACCGGGGCAATGATTTTAATACATCGTCACCTTCCGGCATGCCGTTTGACGTGCATCAGCTCCAGAATATTTATGCCAGTCTATTTGGAAAGAAACGCTAATGTCAGATATTACGCAGACTCAGGTACTCCAGGATTTATCGTATTTGCTTGGTGAGTCGGCCATACCGAACAACGGTATCGAAGACCGCAAAACGTTTATTCAGCGGGCTCTTGAGCGTGCGTATAGGCTTCATGATTTCCCCATGAACAAAGTTACGGCAACAGTTGCATTGATTGGCGGTACGGCAACGCTTCCATCGTCTGCTGGCCAGGACTCTAAGCTGGATGTTCGTGATAGTAATGCGGTGTATGATCAGATCCCTTATGAGTCTCAGCAGAGTTACGCTAGGGGCAGCCATAAATATTGGCTCGAAGGCTACGAAGGTACCGGTACGTATCTTATCAAAAGCAATGACACAGACGTCACGCTCAAGGTTCGTTTCACGACCACTACACCGCTTATTAATGGATCTGTTT